CTTACCAGACACCAGTACGATGAGTTCAAAACCTCAAAGTATATACGTCTGCTTTACGAGAACAAGTGTACTGTAACTACAGCGAGCAGTTCCAAGAAGGGAGTTGTTCTGCTACTAGGCGAAGGAATTGATATAAATATCTACGAAGATGTTTACTTTCCTTTCATAAGCGAGTACAATAGTGACTCATCAAATAAAATAGGAGATGAAATATGAACCCACCTTCAGTCATAGAGGGACAGGTATACTACCCTCACTTGGTAGTTC